CCCATTCAGTCTCTAGTAAGGGGGGACGAGATCGAAGTGGTGGTCGATTTCAAAGGGGCTTGGAATGTGGAGAATCACTGTGGCTTCTCCTGGGTGCTCTCCTCTTCGACCTTCTCGAGCTCCTCGTCAGAGGCCTGAGTTGGATCACGGGGGAGTTCGATGATATCGAGACCACCCTTCTTCAGGTCTCGAAAAGTCTGGAGCATGCCCTGTAACCTGAAAATCTCCTGGGTCATCTGCTCGATAGTGTTAGAAACCTTCGTTATATTCTCGTCAATGTTGACTGTGGGCATTGGGTGTTGTAGTTATTTAAAGTGGATATTCTTTAAATGACTAAAATGGGAACGCTCACGAGGACCGGGTATGTCATCAACGGTTCGGATGTCAGCAAGATTCCACGGCAAGCTGTGATCGTCCTCGGTGGTTTAAAAAAAGAACTTACCGTAAGACCGATCGTCAATGCCGATTTCGGATTTCCTCCGCCACCTTTCAAAGTTTTCAGACCAACTAAGAATGGAATCTGCGTTCCAAGATTCTACGGAGTTGATAAAGTTGGACAGGCGAAGCAAGACCAACGACCCGAACCCGCGACGATCAAAATCAAGTTCGCGGGTCAGCTCAGAGACAGCACCCGCCAAAACGAAGCACTCCGAGCAGCTCTTAAAGCGGGGCACGGCGTGCTTTCTCTTCCATGCGGCTACGGTAAGACGACGGTATCCCTGGCCATAGCTTGTAAGCTGGGATACCGCACGATGATCGTGGTTCACAAACAATTCCTCGCCGACCAGTGGAAAGAGCGCATCCAACAGTTCTGCCCCGGCGCGACCGTGGGTGTGGTCCAGCAGAACAAAAAGGAGGTGGAGGGGTGTGATTTCGTCATCGCAATGCTTCAATCGCTCTCCCTCAAGGAGTACTCCTATAACGACTTCGACACCGTGGGCACGCTCATAGTGGACGAGGCGCACCACATCTGCGCGAAGGTTTTCAGTCAGAGTTTATTTAAAATGTGTCCGAAGCACGTGTTCGGCCTGTCCGCGACACCCGAGAGGAAAGACGGTTTAACCAAGGTACTCCATTGGTTTATGGGTCCAACCTTTTTCGCGGTGGAACGAAAAAATCAGGAACAGGTCGAGGTGTTTCCGGTCATGTTCGATTCGCCAAACTACAGAAACCCACCACCCAGCATGCGCAACGGTAAGATATCGATGCCCAACATGGTGACGTGTCTCGTAGAAGATCGCGCCAGGAACAAGATGCTCGTGGAACTCGTCAAGAAAGCGTCCGCCGGTACGAGACAATTACTTGTGTTGAGTGACAGGAGACTTCACTGCGAGCTTTTACACCAGTGTTTTCCGAAATCGTCGGGACTTTACATGGGTGGGATGAAGGAGGCTCAACTTCAAGAGTCGTCTAAAAAGAAGATCATATTCGCGACGTTCAGCCAGGCGCACGAAGGTCTCGACATTCCAACCCTGGACACGGTCATACTGGCGAGTCCAAAGTCCGACATAGTCCAGTCAATTGGGCGCATCATGCGAGAGACGAAGGGAAAGAAGAACAATCCACACATTTACGACATACAAGATCCGTGGAGTGTGTTCACGGCGATGTTTTATAAGAGGTCGAAGGTCTATCGCGACGGAGGGTTCAAGATTCACGGAAAAGTCGCCCAGGAGAAGGGCGAATTTCCCAGAGGAAAGTGTTTGGTTACTTTTTAGTTGCATCTGAGACGGCTAACATTACCACACCTACGATGAAAGCTAGAATGACATAATTCAGCTCCGTGTCCTCGGCCCCGATTTCGGGAACCTCTTTCTGGGGAACACTGGCGACAACTTCTTGTTGCCGCGGTTCCAAGTCCTCTAGCGGACAGTACGCTATCATATATACTTACTTTACAAATTAATTTCATTCTTTTTTGTGGTCTTGCGTCGCTTCTTCGGCTTGGATGAATCGACGTTCACCTCTTTGATCTCCCCGCCTGTGCTTTCGCCTGAAATAGACATAATATCACTGAGTTCGTCATCCTCCTCGATGGGTGGAGGTCGACTCATGTTCATGTTCAGGTTCGTGTTCATTGGGGGCGGGGGAGGCATGCTTATCCCTCCCATCAAGCTGGAGATGTCCATACCAGGACCCTTCATCTCGTAGTTCCCCGTACCTCCGATAGGAGGTTCAGTCATGGGCTCGTCGCCGGGATTCCTCGCCGTGTTCTGCACGGCGTCCATCATATTCTTCACCAACTCCGGGTTTTGCTTCAGAACATCATTCATATTCGGGATGGCCGTTTTGAACATTGAATTGGTCAGATGGAACATCATGGCCGAGCCACCGAGCATCATAATTAACTTTACCTCCGGGGCGACGCTGACCTTCGAACGGTATTTGACATATAACTCTTCAAAGACCGAATCGTAGTCGTCGACGTTCTCCATCACGGATTCGGACCAGCCTTCGAGTTGAACTTCGAACGGGTTGTATCTCTTGTTGAGAAACTCTAAACCGGTGACACACGCCACCAGCATACGCCGCGAGAACCGAATCGACTGCTCGACGTCGATGCTGTAGGTGATCCGCTTCACCTCTGAGCGGAGATCATCTACGCTTGAATAGGCGTTCAACCGCTTATTCACCGCGAAACCCCTCTTCTCCAGCCTAGCAAGCTTGTTGAGAAGATCCGATTTCTCCTCGTCTATGGACGTGTAGCCCTGAGACGGTTGTTGTGGTTGCTCCATCCCAGGACCGTCCATATCGTCTCCGAAATCAATATCATCCTCTCCGTAGTCGATCTCCTCCTCCTCAATTCCCGCCGGGCCCATCGTGGGCGCTGACTGCTTGTGTGGGTTCACGAACGCATCCATCGCCTCCTGGTGCTGCACAGGAGGTCGGGCTCCGTACGAAGTCTTCTGCGGACGCTGCACGGGTTTGGGTCTGGGGACGGAAATCTCAATCTCGTCCATCAGAGCCTGCTCGTCTGCGTCTAACTTCATAACACTGGTACGCCCTCTGTCGAGGATTATATTGTCATCCATCTACTTTCTAAAAATAATTTATGCTCATTTCTTTAACGCACTTAATTTTTTCTGAGGTTATAGTACAATGTTAAACCTTAATAAGACCAGCAGGAATGCGGTGATGTACATCGCCGTGTTAATGGGTCTGATCTCCGTGCTCACCGTTCTTCAGGGCAGGTCTTCTGGCTACCAGCCCAGGCCGATCACCATCAACGCCGTCAGCCAGGGATCCCTCTTCGATCTCGACCACAGCGAGGAATGCGTCCCCGGTGCCCCCAACGGAAGCCCTTACACCAAGTCTCTGACCCCGGGTGGTCTCTGCGGTGCGCAGGGTCTCGTCGCCGACCACGCCGGCTACTCCATCAGCGGGGGTGTCGGCGGATCTTTAATCTAAACGTATAGTAACATGGTTCCCGATCTCAATTACGAGTACCACACCATCACCATCGACTCTAATGGTCAGGCGGCTGCGAACACTTTCACCAGCTACCTGGAAATTCCACTCAAGAACGTCGTCGAGGCGAAACTACTGGCCGCGCACGTTCACACAAAGACCTCTAATCAGCATATTTACATTAGTATCGACGAACTCGATTCGAACTTCAACGACAGGGCGACCCCCGTGCTCAACGGCGCCGGAACCATCGGTAAAGTTAGGGGTGTTTTCGCCAGTCTGATTTCCGATGTCACCGCCGTGGGTACTGCGAATCACATCATCAACTTTAAGGATGAATACGACGTCAGCACGCAATACATAAACCCATTGAGGAAGGTTGGGAAGTTCACGGTGAATATCATGAATCAAGACGGTCATTTAATCTTACCTAACGCGGCGGGTACCCCGAACTATCTCATCGTCAAGTTCACGTGTCTTAAAGGCAACCTGTAATTTTCTCATATAGTAGTAGTAACGATGTCAGCCGGAATCACCCAGCTCATCGCCATAGGTGCTCAGGACCAGTTTATCATGGGGGAACCCGAGATATCTTTTTTTTCGAGCACATTCAAAAGGCATTCCAACTTTTCCCAGTCGATCGAAAAACAACACATTTCCGGCGCTGTGAAAAATAACTGCATGTCAAGCGTTCAATTCGAACGCTCCGGTGATCTTCTGGGGTACTGTTACCTGACTCTGGACGACACCACACAAGCACTCGACACCCAACGATGGGACAACATCGTCGATAAGATCGAACTTTTGATAGGAGGGTCAGTGGTTGACACCCAAGATGCCGTTTTCACGGAGAAGATCGCCATCGATACGTTCGCCCAGAACGTGAGTAAGAGTGCGAACGGAACGCACCCCGGCGTGTCCGCGCGCTCGTATTTTTACCCTTTGCGTTTCTTCTTTTGTGAGGGCCCGCAGTGCGCTCTTCCGTTAGTCGCCTTGAATTATCATAACGTCGAGGTACGAATTCACTGGGCGAGCGAAGCTTCGAACTACAACGTCGAGATGTACGCCAATTATTATTACCTCGACAACAGCGAACGCGGCGCCATAGCCTCACGAAAGCATGATCTGTTAATCACACAGGTTCAAAAGAACATTCCGTCGAATCACACCACCCAAGAGCTTTCCTTTTACCATCCCATAAAATACATCGCCTCTTCGGACACGACGACCGACGGTGCACTCACGAGTCCCACGAACAAGGTGAAGATCACCATCAACGGTCTCGATCTTTGCACGCCGCGATGGGGAAAACCACATTTCGTCGATGTGCAAAACTATTACCACACCAATTTCGTAACCTCACCCGACTTCTTCCTGTACTGCTTTTGCCTGTCCACATCGTCGTTACAACCGACCGGAACGCTTAACTTCAGTCGAATCGAGTCGGCGAAGATCGTGAGTGAGAGCATGTCCATCAATCATCCTATTTATGCAGTTAACTATAATATATTACGCATCGCTAATGGACTTGCCGGTCTCCTTTTCGCGAATTAAAAATACCAGACTATAGTAACTATGGTCAAAAACTTACCGACGGTAGAAAGATCCACCAAAATTCGGTTTGGTAAGCACGCTTTGGAAAATCAGGCTGAGAACACCTTGGTGTTCAACGCGAGTGATACTCCTATGCAGGCGACCACACCCGGGGCCGTGTACCTTTCTCCGATTCGATTTCGTTCGGATTTTTCGAGTTCCGATATTGTCCTTCTCATGTACGATAAGAGTACCGGTGAGATCACCGAGTCGGGGTCATCGGCGTCCACTGCGGTCGAACCACCTTTACAAAACGTTACTTCGTTCGGAAACACTACCAATCAGATCATCCAGTTTACGAATCCTACGACCGCCTTCACCACGAGCGGAAACGTCCACGTCAACGGTGATCTCGAGGTCCAAGGTAACATCACCTTTCATAACGGAGATATCACTGAGCTTAAGAACCGGGATTTGTTGGTGCGCGACCGCATCATAGGGGTCGCATACGAAAATACCCAAGTGGGTCTGGACAC